GAGAAACTTCCGCATTCCAAACTCGTCGAGTTGTACCGCACGGCGGTGAACCGACTGGTGGGTATGACCCGTGATATCTGGTCTGAAGTTCCAGTACCCGGTTGGAGTCAAGATTATATCAAGCGCGCAACAATTAGCGCTATGGCAAATCTAGGCCCTGACAAGAGTCCTGGAGCAGGCCCGAACACGTTGGGTCACCTCACTAACAAGACATTCCTCGCCGCTCATGCAAAGGAAATCTATGAGTCTGTCGTTACGGCTATAGAGACCCTTAGCATGAGCCCCCACGAGTTCAAGAAGTTCTATTCCAGTGCTTCCGTGGAACAAATGTGCGAAATGTGTGTCTTTTACCCAACTCGTACTTTCGTAAAGAACGAGCCGCACCCAAAGGAGAAGGCTGCCGTAAACCGGTGGCGTATAATCTTTAGTGCGTTCGTTATCAAGACGATTGTGTCTCGGGTCGTGCTTGGCTGGTTCATCAAACCAATGATGACTCACTGGAAGGCTAGTCCTTTCAAGCCTGGCATGGGTCTTGACACCCGCGAGGATATCGAAGCCCTTCTCAAACTCGTTAGCGAGTTGAAGGGAACCGGTATTTGGGAAGACGTTAGTGCATGGGACATTAGCACCGAAGAGGTGGATCACATGATAGGCTATGCAGAATACTTAGCTCGAGTGTGGACACTGATCGGTGCTCCAATTTGCCTGATCAACTGCATGAAGAACTTGGTGTACACAAACTCGCGTCAGTTCATGTGTAACTCAGATGGGTCAATCTTTGAATTGACTTTCGATCTTCTCCAATCGGAGGAGGAGTTCACAATGGAGACACCGGAGAGACCCTGGGTTCAATGCTCAGGAGACTGGGATACCAGCTTTCGTAACTCCGTGATGCGTGTTGTCACCATGTTAGTGGTCCATACCTTGCTCGAGGCGGGTTTGATAGAAAGACCCTTCGCCATGGGAGATGACGCCGGTGCAGATCTGATGCACACGGATGAGCTGCCGGAGGACTATGCAGAAAGAGTTAAAGGAGCTTACGCGCAAATCGGTAAGATTCTGAAGTTCTTTAGTTATAGTTCACAGCCCGGCGTAGAAAAGCCTGTTGAGTTTTGCTCACACCTCTTTCTTGGAGGGCAGGCCTTCTTTGACAACATCGACAAATTCCTGTTCCGTGCCTTTACCACCAATATGGGGTCCGAGGAGCGTGAGCAGCAGAGACGCGTCGATTGCGTCAGGCTCATAAGTCGCCTTAAACCAGAGGAGAAACAGTCTTGCATAGACTTCTGCTCTGCAGAGGGTCTCGACATTCCCTTTGAGGAAGTGGCGGATCCGGTCTACTATTGAGGGGAGCAAACCGGACAAAACAAGCATGGGATATCCCAACCAACGAAACTCAAGCCAACGCAACAACACCCAGCGTGGCATGCAAATTAAAACAAACAACCCTCGTGAGGAGAAGATTGTGGAACGTGCGAAGCGAGAAGGGTGCTCAAAGGCTCAAGCCCTAGAGCGCCTCTCTCAGTCGCGAGCCGCTCTTCAACGTGCGCGTGGAGCATCCGACGACAGTGTCGTCCAGAAGGCAAAGCGCTACAACTCACGCAACCGACAAGCCAACTTTGATGCTGGTGACAAGGTGGCGTCTTACGTCTCCCAGTTGCTCGCACCATCGGTCACGCCCGTTGAGCGTCCACCTGACGCTGAAGCAGCTACTATGACCGGTATTTACCGGTCCAAGCAAGTTGTGCAGCTGACGACAAATGCTCAGGGGCGGTTTGCAGCACTAGTCCAACCTACGATTGGTGCTACATCCGACCTCGTGAACTACCGTGTGGCAAGTGTTAGTCCCACAGTGGCAGACTACAACGCAGCAGACTGGTCGGACTCATCCAACTATGACAATTCTAGTTCGGTGCAGTACGACGAGGACTTTTATGCTGTACAGTCGGCCATCACGGACAACATCTACTACATCGATGGATCCACCGTGGGGGCTACAGCGACTGACATTCTCGGCACAGATAGTGTCGTGGTTGATGCCGCTGGCTCCACCGGCAGCTATGCTGACCTACGTTACGAAACGGGCGTAGGACCCAGCTCTGCTGACGGCTCCTTCAAGGTCCTAGCGGGAGAAGTCTTTGGCTTGTCAATCGTTTGTGGCAACACCAACCCCAACTCTCAATGGAGCGGTGGTGGGGGGAACAATTACTTGGTCTTCAAAGATCAAGATCTTGTGAACCCCGCCGGCGCTGCTTATTTCACATTGCGTGATGAGCAGAACACAGGCACCACTGCCCGTGGTGACAATGGGTACAGTTTACTCATTGAAGCCAAGAAGGACATTTGGATCGTCATTACTCCAGCTGTTTGGGGCGGCTCGGGACCGACCACCAGTGCGATTGTGTACTCACGTTCGACTACTGGTGCGGCCCCGCTCGAGGATGCTGTCATAACAACTCTTCGGCCCATTGCGTACTCTTGTCTCACCAAGTGCACAGCCTCTGGCGTGAACAATGGTGGAGATGTAGCAGTCACCTTCCTGCCAGGTAATCAGCAGGATGAGTGGTTCTCCAACTCCGGCAAGAATTACCAAGATTGGGCCGTACTAGCGGAAATTGCAGAGGCGTACAACGGCGCTCTGAGGACTGGAGCCTACCAGTGGGGTTCTCTAGAAGATCCCTACGATCGAGGTTTCAAGATTCCCTCAGAGCACTTGCAGATGAAGTTCCCCAGCTTCGCTATCGCAGGTCAGTTGGCCGCGGGCATCAGTCAAGTGAATGATGTCCACGTTGTCACACTGATCATCGATCGAATCTTTGAGTACACAACAGTCTCACGACTGTTTGAGACTAAGATGTCAGAAATGACCATCAATGAACTCAATGCCGCCAATGACTTGATTCGCTTGGCCAACATTCCCCACAGCATGGAGAACGACGGACACGGAAACTTTATTTCCAGGACGATCGACTACATTGACTCTGGCGGGATGGCCAAAACTGTTGAGAATTTGCGCCACGTTGCAGGTGAAGTGAAAGCACTTGTGTTTTCAGTTGTTTGAAAGAACCATGCTGACAGACACCCCAGTCGTTAAAAGGCGTACCTAGCGTGATAGGGAACCAGACAAAACTGTAAATGAGTTGACCACCCCCACTATAGTGGGGTGGAGGGTTCCTAAGTGTGTGATCTAAAGCAACACCCTATTTACGGATGAAAGTAGACAGAGCTGATACTGTAAACAACTCCCCCAAAGTTTCCATGAGTGCCAGTTGGTGACTGGTTACCGATGGTGTAAATCCTTGGGGGTAAGAGGAGACTTAAACTTCTTAACAAAGCATGTAGCTAGCCACAGTCAACGGACTAGTAAAGGTTTCTAAACCCGTGATAGACAAGCGGTACCGAAAATTGAATGAAGTTGTCTTGACCCCTACATATAGCGTGGAGAGGTTCACACAGTGCGTGTGCACTGTACTAGGTTGAACTAAACTCTCGAGTAGGCCAGATTTCTCTGGGTGGGGACACTATCCACGTGGGCGTATTTTAAAA